TTCTGACATAAAAAATCGTAATATTTATTTATAATATTATCGTGAAAATTACCATTTGACCTTATGTGACCAAAATAACGGTGAAAATATTGTTGGATTTGGGTTTTGGGCATTATGTCTTGCGTAATAACTAGCTCTTCTCTGCTTTTCTGCCTTTGTTTTTGGATTCTTGCCAGCACCCTTAACTCCCTGCTGTCCAAACCTGATTAATTTAACCTCATCACCTTTTTTTGCAAGCACAACATGAGATTTTGTTGGATGACCTGGAGTTGGTTTTGCTTTGTTAACTTCTGTTAAGCCATACTTTTTAAGCTTACGTTCTATCTTTTCTTTTTTACTTAATTTCATTTGCCTTTTTTCCTCATCGCCATATTGTGAGCCTCGGTGAAACTCATGCCCTCTCTCATTTTACGTTTCATGTAATCCATATGTGCCTTTGTGTGGCCATGAGCTTTCTGATGTTTGGCAAGTGTGTTTTTCTGTCTGGTAGTTAACTTCATCTTTTCTTTTGATATTTTGAATAAATTTTAGCGTCTGCTGTTCTTGCCCCACCTTTACCTGTCATATAACTATTCACTCTGCCCATCGCCCATGCTGCCATCGGTACATTACGAGATCCAGCACCAAGGTATGCACCCTGACCCTTGCGGTAAACTTCTGCAAGTTCACCATAAAAAAAGCGAGTGCCTTCTGCCTTTTTCTTAAGGCTAGCTTTTACGCTTTCGCTTAGTGGTTTTCTTCTTTTTGCCTGAGACATTTTGTTTGGTGCGTGATTTAGATACAGCTTTTATATCAATAAACTCTCCTTTTCTGTAGGCTTCGGCAGTTCTCTTGATCTCAGCAGCTTTCGCTGCCTTGTTCTTTGCTCCAGACAGATATTTTTTGGGAACACCTGTCTTTTTATCTTTTGGAACTCGCCTGAACTTTTTGGTCACTTTTTAGATTTTTTCTTAGTTGCTGGTTTTGTTTCTTTTTCAGCTTTTGGCTTCGACTCATCATAAGTCTGGACTTTAAATGTATATCCCATTATTTTTTACCTCCCTTCTTCTTTTTCTTTTTACCCTTTGGCTTCATTGATCCATAGTGTGATGGCATAACAATAAAAGTAACTGTTTATATATTACTTCCTTTTACGTTTCTTAGCTGTTTTCTTTTTGCCTGCTGTAGATAATGCAATGGCCTGTGCCTGCTTCAATGTCTTTCCTTCTCTCATGAGCAAACGGATGTTGCTTGAGATCACAGATTCAGATTTTCCTTTTTTTAGTGGCATATTTATAGTTTATATTCTTTTTTAATTTGGTCTAATGTCTTTTCTGTTCCATCGCTTCTTATAATTTGCCTCAATGCCTTTTGACCAGAACTACCTTTTTTATTTGCTAATGTTTTAAAAAACTTTACTTTTTGTTCACTACCAAGAGTTTTTACTTGTAGTTCTCGATCTTGATTTAATAGCCAATCGCCATAAGCCTGGCCCTGTGGAACTCTACCTGTAATACTTGGCCTTGTATCAAGTGCAGTCGCTGGTGGCTTTTCAAGACCAGGATATTTCTTCTGCAAGCCATCAAAGTCAACAACAGGAACAGTGGTTGATCTACAGTTGAAATGTTGTGGAGGTGTTGGCCCTTTATTATATTCAAACTGCTGACCATCAAGTCTCTGGCAGATTGGTGTGGTTCTTGAATCTAATGTTGCAACATATTCATATTTAGGAGCAACTTTACTATTTGCAGCATAAACAGCCTGTGATGCTTGGTTTTGTACTTGATTAACAGAAGTTCTAATAATAGTTTGAATCTGATAATTAGCCAGTTTTATGACCTCACCGCCTGCTGCTGCAATTTGTTTTACAGTTCCTGGTTGACCAAAATCAAGCCCACCAACTAATCGTCTTGCAATTTGTTGTGTTGTCTCACCACTAAAAACACCTGACCTGATTGCTAATGCAAGTTTTTCCTGTGAACTGGCAGCAATACCTCTAAATGCTTTTTCTACAGTTTGACCATTTGGTAAAGTTACAGCAGCACCTTGTCTTGCAGTAAGTTCAAACTTACCAGCACCAAATTTTACAAAGTCATCTTCTGTAAATTGTTTACTTGTAAAAATATTTGTCTGGGTTGGATCAGTACTGATAAAAGAATCTGCATATTTTGGACTTACTGCAACGCTATTGATCGGCACATCACCAGATGCTGTTACCTTTTTCAGTTCATTTACAATAAAATCTCGCTGTAAAAGAGTTATCCCTTGTAATTCTTTTTTAAAATCTCTTGCCGTAGCACCAGACCATGTATTCAGACTGTCTTTTGCCTGTTTTATGATTGCCCTAAGTCTTTTTCTTGTCTGTGGTGCAATAACAACTGCCTCACCAGCCCTTCTCTGTCTTAATTCAATATTTCTTAATTGTTTAGCAGCATTTAAAATTACCTCGTTGTAAGTAACAGCATATTTTTTTGCGACAGCATTACTGAAGCGGTTGAGATCAATAGTCTCTCTAAAAAATACCTCTGGAATTGACATTCATTAAGCTGCGTCAGGTTGGGTTGGGGTTTCCATTTCGATCAAACCTCCAGCTTGTGTTGCCTCAACTTCTTCTTCTACATCAAAATCATCACCAAGAATCTCACCACTGCTTAACTGTGTAAGTAATGTTTCCTGACTGATAGTACCAGCTGTAAATAATGCAAGTAATGACTGAATCTCTTGTGGTTCTAATCTTGCGGTCACAAAGTCTCTATTAACAAAACTGCTGCCAGCATTTGGTTCGTTTAAATATTCACTATGAAACTTGAGGCAGTTATCAATCAGATCTTGCATCTGTTGAGCAATGACCATCATTGTGCTGTCGTTTTGTGAACGATCAATTCTTTTGGCTTCGGCTGACTCACCCACTAACTTCTGACCAAGTACGGCAGCTAATGACAATGTATTTATTTGATCTGCAATATCTTTAAGCCTTGTAAACTGACTGTCGTAGCTGTCACCCGATGGGCTGACATATTCCATCCTTGATTCAGGTGGTAAGGATAATGCCTCATTCGGCCCTGTTGTTATCTCATCTGCATTTGGATAGCCAAAGACTGCAAGCAATGGAACAGAACTGATATGCAGAATATTATCAAGGTCACTCTGTATCTGATAATGCTTGAGATTTAATTCTGCTATGTCATATAAAGGACTGCGACTCTCATACATTCCCACCCTGTTTGAATATGCAACCGAAAAAGGAATTTTATCCTTGATGCTCATCTCGCCTTCATCATGCAATTTATATTCGCCCTTATTATTTTTTCTATGAATCTCATATCGCCCAGGTTCTAATACTCTGATTTGTTTTACAATTTTTTCTCCATATTTACCATCAGCTTCAACAACCTGTTCCATCAATCGCAGTTGAGTTAACTTTCTTACGCCATCAATGATTTCTGTTCTCCAACCAAGAATATCTTTTGGCGCATATGTTACCCAATATGGCCTTGCTTTTTCTCCCTCTTTCGGTGCATCAACTAAAACACCAACATGACCAAAGGAAATTGCAACTCTAGCTGTTTGATATAACCAGACATTAAGATCATTACCTTCAAGGTCTACATCAAAAAGCTGCTCACGGACAAGGTCTGAAACATCATCAAGTCTTACTGGCTTCCTGACCAACATACCTGAGAGCATCTTTTCTATTCGCTGCAAATATGGCACTACTGTTGACCTTGCCAATCTTGTGTCATAAGCATCATCAGTTTCTCTTGGTTCTTGGTTTAAATATTTTCTATGTTCACTACGGATTTTGTATGTTCCCTCTTTTAAATCTTCAACCAAACCCCAAAAATTAGCCATTCTCTGATAGGCAGCATTTGGACTTGCAACCGTTGTAGGAGCTAATGTTACAGGCTGATTGTAAATATTCAGAGAGCTATACACGGTTTTTCCTCATAGTACCATTACTTTTAATATATTCTAATACCAGTTGGCTTGCCTGTTCTACCATAAAGAATATTAAATTCACGATAAATTAAATAACCAAGTGCATCAACATGATGGTCATATCCATTCTGTTTATCAGGATCGCCTGTCTTTTCATCGTAACTCTGCAACTCAAGGCACTCAATCAAACGAGTGCAACGGGCATGAATCGCCAAACGTCTTTCCCCTTTGCCGTTCTGTAATAACGCATTGACGGTTGCAACTCGATCTTTGA